TGGTGGAGTCGCGCATCAGGGACTTCTCCGACGAAAGGCTCGACACACGACTCCGCGCCGATCTTAGTTCGCGACGACGACGAGCTGTGGCTTCCCTCGGCTGTGTTTGTTGCCGGCAACGATTGCTGATGAGAAGATCATTGTCCTGCAAAGCTCAATCGGTCCGGGAGAACGCTGAGAGCTGACAGCGATGGAGCCTTGTGTGCGAACACTGACCGCGCGAACGACATGCTCTGCCAAAGCCATCTCACCTGTGTGGACGATCTGTTTTTCACGGATCAATCCTTGAACTGCTGGAGTCCACTTCAGGATCTCTGCATAACCGACCACGACGCGCCGAGATTCGAGAGCTGGTGGACATTGCAGATCAACCGTCGGCGTGAATGCGAACTTGACTGAGTGATCTTTGGCGATCTCGCGCACATGTTCCCAGAGCTTTGTTTGTGTGTCGCAAGTGAACGCGACTGTCACTCCGATGCGACCGTCCGGCATAAGCACTGATCTGGTGGCGTAATAGTGCGAGTCGTTGAAGTCCACTTCTACCGCGACCACTCCGCCAGCTGGAAGAGGGCCTTCAATGGCGAGCTGGCTCCAGATGCCCTGTGGGATCCACGATCGGTCTGTTGCAATCCAAAGATTTACGCTACTTCTTAGGAAGCTGGCGCGATCTGGCAACTGTGATTCGGATTCAATCGTGGACATTTCCAGCGTTTTTCCAAGAGCAGGATTTGAGTAGCACCATGCGATCGGGCTCATTGGATCAAGATCGGGCGGTGGGCTCCATTCACGGAAGTGGAAGTTCGTTGGCTCATGCGTGTCAATTAGACGAAGACCCATTTCTCGATAGCGCATCATGACCTTGGATTCTTCTGTGCCGGCAGTGGACCACATGCTGAGAAGAGGGAAGCGTCTTGCGCGCATGGTCGGTGTGATGCCACCGTCAATCACTTCTTCATCAATTCCCCAGACCTCGTCCACAAGTGCCAGATCCACCGAGAGGCCGTGCGCTGCATTCGGTTTCGCGGATCGGACTAGAAGCTTGGATCCGTCTGGAAGTTTCGCAGCAAGACGACCGTATGAGCGTGTGAGTTTGGCATCAAAGTACTGCTCGAGGATGTCAGCGATTTCTTCGTAGATTCCTGCAGCGCTGTCAAGACGGTGTGCCATCAAGAGGACGGTCTGCTTCTCACCGCGGATCTTTGGCATCTCGGTCAGCCACCAGCCAGCCAAGGCCCGTAACGCAACGGACTTTCCCTGCTGACGCGCGCAGGACACAAGAGAGCTTCGAGTGACAAGCTCAATGCCGGCATCATCCGAGAACCCCAACTGATCGGCAAGTGCTGTGATCTGCCACTCCATGAGCTCCACAGACATGAACTTGCGAGCCCACTCCACAACACCCCACACATGCGATCCCTGCTGATCCGGGCTGATCGTTGCCAGTCTTGGCTGGTCGTGACCAGTCAGCGCCAGTTCGGGCTGGTCGTCGTAGTTCGGGGAGAAATAGAACGATGGGCTCGGGGGCAAGGACGATTGATCGTAAAAAACTGCTTCTGAATTGATTGGTGTTCGTGTTGCTTCGGCTCGGTCGTGGATTCGTTGGCGGTCGCGTGCGTTTTTGTATTGGTTGCCTCTTCTTGAGTTGCATTCTCGACATGCCGGCACAAGGTTGCTCAGGCTGTTGTCGCCACCGCGGTCCACTTCAATGAGATGATCTGCAGTATCAGCTACTTTGCGCTGACACCAATGACACATCGGTTGCCCTTTGAGTAGTGCTGATCTGTTGTCTCGGTATTCTTTGTTGTCTGTTGTGCGTCCTCGCGGCATGGCTCACGCGCTTCGCTTGTGCTGGCGCGCCACTGCGTGGCTTGCCCTTGTGTCTGATGTCGGTCTCATGTGTGTGTGTCCGTGTCTGTTGCTTTGTTTGTTTGTGTGTATGTTATGCGAACTGAGAAGACATACAGGGATGAATGCTCCACCCACTGGCTTGCCCTACCCAGTTCCCTTTGCACTCATCAGCTGATTATGTTTACAGCTCGCCTCGGCGCTTTGCCTCGCTCACTTCGTCGTGCATGATTGAGGACGCGCCGATCTACCCTTGTTTCCAAGTGTCACCAACTGCCGTGCGAATGGCTTAGGTCGTGCTACTAGCCGATTGTTTAGAGCTGGAAGTTGCTCAGAGTGTAGAGAATGTACTCCATGTCAGAGGGCTTCCAGACGCTATTGAAGTGAGACCCTGCATCGAATGCCATGAGCCAACGCTTCTGCAATGGTGAGAGCTTTCCGCGCTCAGCTTTGAGCTCTACAGCAAGCAACTTGCCCGACACTGGATGCAGCAAGATCAGATCTGGGAAGCCTGCGTCGCCTTGGACATTGGTAAGCCAGCGTCCTCGAGAGTTCTGTGCCGGCAGATCATGATGGATCAGCCAGCCATACCGCTTTGCAACGCTAATGACGACCTCTTTCAGATCGGCTTCACTCATCTTCAGATCTGGTTTCATGAGCAACTCAGACACGGGGAATCCACCCAGCCTGATCCTTCAATGTGGCGCATCTTTGTGTCATGGCATGCAATGCACTTGAACTCTTGCTTCTTTGTTTCACCAATGTGGCCTTCGGCGAGTAGTTCGCACTTCGCGGACAAGCTCTTCAATTGAAGAATCATGGCGAAGATCTGCTCTTTGATCTCTTGAATGTTTGTTGTGCTCATTACAGCGACTCCGACCAGATTTTGTCCGCTAGGTGATTGATAGCCCAGCGAATCTTTTGCTTCGCTTTGTCCTGTTCGTCGCGCAATTCGCCATAGACCGCTTGCAACCGTGCAATAGCGTTGATGAGTTCTTCTAGTGTCATTTCAATACCTCAATGATCTTGGATGCTTCGTGTGATTTGAGCAGCTCTAGGACCGCGCTGTCATCCCCGAGTTCACGATGGATCAACTCAAGCAAGCGAAGATCGTCGAGTCCTTCGTCCTTGGCAAGCTTCTTGATGTAACCGATCTGCTTCGGTGTAGCGAACGCTCCGCGCGGTACATGTTCTTGAGTGGATGGTTGCCCGGCTGGGCGATCAGTTGTGGGCGCTAAGTTGCCCCCCAGCCGAGCTACCTTTTCCATCTCTTGACGAGAAGGTCTTGCTCCTTGCTTTGAGAAATTCATATTGGCTAGGCAGCGTCCAATTGATGAGCTTTCACAATTCTCGATAAAGCTGGTCATATTGACTCCACGGTCTGTGTGTATTTCGTGTGCATATCCGGTTGCTGTGAAGTTGGCATCGTCGCGATGTTTCCAAATTACTGTCCGCACAATGCAACTCTCTCCGTCGTAGTTCATGAGGGTGGTTTCAATGCGTCCGTCTGGATATTGCTCCCAGAAGCGAAGCAAACGCGACTCAACTGTTTCGTAGTTGCTGAGATCGAATCCCATCAGCAAGCCACCCAGACGATCGCATCATTTCCCGAGACTGTCTTGCGTGTTCGGCCCGAGTCCATGACAAGAGCGTCGCGCACAAGTGTTACACGCGATGGACGGACAGTGTTGCCGGGCATCTCAAGTGTGCGTTCAATTTCTTCATCTGTAAGCCCACCGAAGAGCTTGATCGCGTTGTAGATCTTTTGACGCTTGGATCCTGATCGTGGGAATGCGTTTTTGGCAGCGCTGATTGATGTTGGATGCGCTTTCTTTGCTGTAATGACCACATTGCGATTGACAGTAGGCACATATTTAGTGCCACCGAGTCCTGTGGTGATTTGGAATAGTTCTGGCTGATGGTCGGACATGTCGGATGCCTTTTCTATGAGTGCGCCTCTAGCGCTTTGATTGCTAGGTCAAGTGTAGTCACATCGTGGAGTGGCATCGGTTCATTCAGCGAGAGCTGGTTCTTCATTGCGCGCAATCGCCGAATGATTGATGCGTGAGGGTTCTTGCTGATCGCCATGATGTCATCCATCAGACTGAAGATTGCCATCGTGTGTGATGCAGACGCGCTTGATTCAAGCACCATTTTCCGAGTTTCTTCGGTGAGTTCACCTTGATTGAATGCCACGCCTTCGCTCACTTCACGCTCCACGGTCCCCAGCCGAAGCCGTAACGCTCCATGCCGTAATTGTAAATTGCTAATCCAGCGAGCAAATTAGTCTGAGCGTGTAACAGATCTTCTGTCTTGTTGATGATGCCTTGACGCTGTAGCCATTTTGACCATGAGCGATCGTTGATCTGCAGCAGACCGTAGTCCTGTGACTTGTCACGATTGAGTGTCTTGTTGTGTGCGTTAGGTCGGCATCCGCTTTCGCGAGCCATAATGGACTCGAGCAAGGTTCGCTGATTCGGATCCCAGCCGAGGTTGATTGCAAGAGCTGAGAATTGCTCGCAAGCAGTCGAGTGTGGATCGATGTAGATCGTGGAGCTGGTGGTTGTGGTCGGCTCAATTAGGTATGGTTCAACGCTTATCGGCGCTAGGGCAATAGTCCCAGAAGGCTCTTTAGACGCGCTAGGAGCGCCTGTGAGAGCCGTAATACCGAAGACTGTGCAAAGCACTAGCCCAATCAATTTTTCTGCTAAGTAGTTCATTTTTTCTCCAGTGGTATAGGCACGCCCCATGATGAAGCATGCGATCGGAATGCAATTTGTCCTAGTAGGTATTTGCCCGATTCTGGTTCTGTGAAGATCTGTACGAGGATCTCTTGTCCGTTATCCATTACGCCTACATAGACGCTGTAGTCAAAGAACTGTGGTTCACTCATAATCACTAGCCTTTCGTCGGTACTCCGACCCTAGGGCATAGGTCAAGCTTTTGGTGGGATTTCCCCGAAGACCTTTAGAAACGCGGCTTTGACCCAGATCACTGAGTCTGCAGCTTGTGGTGTGATCTCGATGTGGAACCAGTCTCCGCCGGGAGCGCCATGAATTGTTGGCTTGTCATATTTGAGCCATGCGTAGCGATCACAACGCCAAGCGCGTCCGTGTTCTTTTGGCATGTAATCAAGGATGCATTGAAGACCGAGATCATTCGCGTTGGCGACAAGCTTGTCAATGAAGACGAGCGCTTCTTTGCGTCCAGCGTTCGGATGTTTTTCGCTCTTGCGATATGAAAGATCTACAGCTCTGCCAGTCGCGTGAACTGAAAGAGATCCGGGCTTTCCGCGCATGTCGCGCTGACCCCATGATCCGTTGTTCCAGAGCGCTCCGTTGGATGCAGCGATGGCTTGCTTGATCCATTCGTTCATACCGGCTCGAGGAGCTGGTGATGCTCCGTCGGCGTTGCCTATGTAGTCCCTTGCGTTAGGGATTCCGGGCTTAGCTTTGGCTATCGCCACGACCAAAGGCTCCGTCTTTAGGGTTTACCCAGCGCAGAAGTGGTGGGATGATCGCTGCGATTGCACCTTTGCCGAAGTCGCGTGGGTCTGTTGTGCCGGTGGAATAGACCGCAATGAGAGCTCCTACTACTGAGCGCGCGTAACTGGCGAGCATGGCTTTGTCTTTAGCTTTCATCGTGTCCGTCCTTTGATTTGTTCTTGAGTCCGTTGGATGCGAGTAATCCTATTAGACCGCCAGAGAGTGTCATGAGCATTGGGTTCAAGACCGAGAATGCTTCAGCGTCGTTTGGGGCCTGTTCGAGCGGCTGTACGACAAATAGCAATCCGTATAAAAGTGTAAAGATTGAGCCTACGAAAGCAAGTGTGAGACCGATGCCGACGACAAGGATCAGTCGAGCTTTGATTTCTTCGTTTGTGTATTTAGCCACAGCGTCCACCGCCTATCTGCATGTCTGTTGAAAGAGTCACCGCTTTGTTTTTTACGCGCAAACAATTCACGCGTTCACGATCAGCGCATCCGGAGCATCCCCACACGACGACAGCGATGAGCATGCCGTAGCCGATGAGGTAACGCCAACGCATTATGAAATTGGCGGTGCGTCTACTTGACGCTGAATAAACTCTTCATATTCGGCTGGTGTCATTGGACGGACAACATCATCAACTTGGATATGCACTTCGTCGTGTGGGTACATTGCGACTGCTTCTGCGTATGTCATGTCATGCCCTAACTTTTTTGGTATCCGTAAACGAAAATAGTGCCACCACTAATTGTTCCGCTGCTTGCCGTCAATGTGAATGCCGTATAAGAAGTCGTGTTTGCCAAATAACCGCCGTAAGTCACAGCTATTCCGTTAGTTGTTGATCTAGCAGACGCTTGAATATATGTGCTGTTTTTTGCCGTGAAAGGTTGTTTCACTGTAATGTTTGCATCTATGTTGTTTGTACTCAACAAACCAGCAGGCCAAGAACTGGCGTTTTGTGCGTTATCACCTACAACTGTTGCGTTTGAGTAGGCACCGTATTGACCGCGATAATAATAACCGGTTGCAGTTGCACCTAAAGTCAAGTTGAGAACACTGTCTGCACTTGCTAAGCCACCCGAAACAACGATTTGATAATCGTCATAAGTTGTGCTGAAAGCACCAGTCACCGTTACTGAACCAACGGCAGAACCAATTACTTGTGTTTTTATCAATTGCAATCCGCCAGCAGCTGCAAAGTTGGCATTTAGTGATGCAGCTGTGAGCACCTCTCCAGCGGTATATGTTGTGAGTGGCATAGTGCTCCTAACTTAGTGCGTAAATCGTGTCAAGTGTGGAACTGTCAAGAACGAAAAGCTGATAAACCGTCGTCGGGGATGTGTAGATCGTGACCTGATGTGGCTGGGAATATGAGATCCGATGCTCAATGCCCTCGATAAAAGACTCCTGTGCGATCACGCTTGTAGTCGTTGATGTGGTCGTGATGGTTTTCTCTACGCTGATCGTGTCGCCGATCTCGAGGATCGCCACGCTGTCGCGCTCAGAAGTAGAGAGCATCTGGAAGCCTGTGTTCACGCTGGTAAGTGTTGCGGTCGGTTCACCTTGAATTAGATAGTTCGCCAATGCGAGCGCTGCAGTGTCGTTGTGGACGAGGCTCTCTGTGTAAGCGACAGCTTGGATGAAGTACTTGGATTGGCTTGCTAGATCATCGACGGTTTCTGGTCCTGTCGCGCCGAGATAGGTGACGCTTGCCCTATTGACGACCTTGTCCGCGCCGAAATTGATGGACACAGAATCGTATGGAGTGTGGCTTGGGTCGTTGTCACCGAACTCCACAAAAGCTCCAGCAAGAGTTGATCCAAGACGCTTCTGGAATGTAAACACGCCAGAACGATCCACGAAAGCGCGTCCCTGCTCTGCAGCCATGATGTCATTGAGATAGCCCTGAGCATTAGATCCAGATGGCACGGTATATGCAGCTGCACCGCCGAGTGTGACCGTTGAAGTTTCTATTGATTGCTGACCTACGCCTTGGAAAGCATCCACTTCTGGGAGCGCAAGAAGCTCTACAACTCGAGCAGATGCGACTTGCTCGGTGACATTCCATTCATCTAGGAACGCCTGCGAAAGAAGATACTGGTCATCGATTGCTTGAATATTCACTAGGTCGTTGCCGTCCAGATTGAACTGATAATCGTATGTGACGATAAAGCCTTGGAAAAGTGACTCGGCAACATTGAGCGAGTTGTATCGGTAGAAGCGGACTCGACGCATAGGTGCGATGCCGGGCTCATTGTTTGCAGGATCGTATGTGGGCGCGTCCGTATTGAACGGATTGAAGGCTCCTTCGGCGAGCTGGTCGTTGAGTGTGAAGTTCATGATGCCGGGAACGAACTGGTCTCCGATGTCGCGTCGTCCTCGAGTGATGGATACATCAAGAACACCGTCGGTCACATCAGCGAAATCTGTATTCGGTCCAAGCAAGAAGGTCGTGTTGTCAAGAATGCCCTTCGTGCTTGAGTCCAGTGTGAAGCTTGAAGAATCCCAGCCAGTATCAATCTCAAGTAGATACTCGCCAGACTGAATGACGGATGCTGGCATTAGTAGCGACCGCTAATTGGACGGACCGAGATGTCAGCTGGACCCGATGCACGGTTGAAGCTCTTGACCGCAT